TCTCAACAATTCGCGCCGCACTAGACATTCAGAAAGCCAGCGTAGTTGCAGCCGCGACTCCAATGGCTACAGGCTACATTCGTAACTCAGGTGCAGACCTTCCACCTGCCGAAGTACAGGGATTACTTTCAGCATGGAAGAATGCTCGCCTTAATCGTTCTACAGCTTATCTCACATCGACTTTGCAATATGAGGCAGTCGGATTCAGCCCTAAAGATATGATGTACAACGAGGCCATTCAGAATCTTGCAACAGAGATCGCTCGCCTTTGCAACGTGCCTCCATATTACGTCTCGGCAGATCAGAACACCACGATGACCTACGCCAACGTTACAGATGAGCGCAAGCAATTCCTCACGCTATCTTTACAGCCATTTATCTCAGCAATCGAAGATCGCCTATCAATGGACGACATCACAGCTCGGGGCAACATCGTCAAATTTGACATCGATAAGAATTATCTACGCACCGACCCACTTGTAGAACTTTCAATCATTCGTGAACTACTTGATCTCCAGTTGATCACCCAAGAACAAGCTATGGAAATGACAGACCTAACACCTAACGGAAGCGAAGGAATGATATGAGCGAAATGCTTACATTCTCTGCAGAACTTACAGCAGATGCGTCAGAGCGCACGATCTCTGGCAAGATAGTCCCTTTTAATGGCGAGGTCGGAAACACCTCAGCTGGCGCAGTTGTTTTTGAGCGTGGCGCGATTAACATAGCTGATTCAAGCAAAGTGAAGCTCCTATTAGAGCATGATCCTAAGCAGCCAATCGGTCGCGCTCAATTCTTTAATGAAACAGAAGATGGGATCTTTGCATCCTTCAAGATTTCTAAATCATCCCGTGGCACCGATGCTCTAATCGAGGCCAGCGAAGAACTCCGTACTGGTCTTTCAGTCGGCGTTATGGTCAATGCAGCAAAGCCTAAAAATGGCGTGTTGTATGTGTCGAGTGCTGACCTACTCGAAGTCAGTTTAGTGCAGGCCGCCGCATTTAAGTCAGCAGCCGTCACTGATATAGCGGCATCTGAAGATGAAGCCGTTGAAGAAACCCTACCAACAGAAAGCGAGACAGCCACAGTGGAATCCACTCCAGCAGTCGAAGCAACACCTACAGTTGAGGCTGCCGCAGTTGAAGCTGCTCGCCCTGCTGTAACAGCAATGGCTTACACAAAGCCACGCATTGAAGTAACAGCTGCAAAGTACGCAGAGCAGTCAATTCGCGCAGCACTTGGCGATGACTCAGCTCGTCAGTACATCGCAGCAGCAGACAACACAACTGACAACGCTGGTCTAGTACCAACACGTCAACTTTCAGAGATCATCAACCCTCTCGGAACCACAATCCGCCCATCAATCGATGCAATCTCTCGTGGAGTGCTTCCTGATGCAGGTATGACTTTCGAGATCCCAAAGATCACCGCAATGCCTACAGTTGCAGTTGCAGCTGAAGACGCAGCATTTTCTAACACAGATCAGAACTCTGCATTCCTAAGCGTAAGCGTTGCTAAGTACGCAGGACAACAGGTTTTCTCAGTAGAATTGCTAGATCGTACATCTCCAGCATTCTTCGATGAACTTGTCCGCAACATGGCAGCTGCTTATGCTAAGTCAACTAACGCAGCAGTTAACGCTGCACTTATTTCAGGTGCAACACTTGACGCAACTACAGTTGCAACATATCCAACAGCAGCCGAGCTTCTCGGTATTGTTGCTCGCGGATCGGCTTCTGTCTATGGCGCGACAGCAGGACTTCCAAATCCATTCGCTCGCAACATGGTCGTCTCAACTGGACAATGGTCTAACATCATGACATTGAACGATTCAGGACGCCCTATCTACAACGCATCACAGCCACAGAACGCAGGCGGCGTTGTAACACCTACATCACTCACAGGTAACGTTGCAGGACTTAACCTCTACGTCGATCCAGAGAATGCTGGCGATGGAGATGGAACAATCCTCATCGTTAACCCAGATGCCTACACATGGTTCGAGTCACCTACGTACCGCTTGCGCGCCGAATCAACAGCCGCTGGTCAGGTCACAATCGGCTACTACGGCTACGGCGCAATTGCGACCAAGGTCGGAGCAGGCGCATTCAAGAATAACAAGGCGTAAGCCAACTAAGTCGCTGGCAGGGTAGTGCCCTTCTACCCTGCCAGTCTTTAGAAAGGTAAATAATATGGCTCTGACAACAGTTGCAGAACTCCGCACGGCTCTAGGTGTAGGCACTCTTTACACCGATGCAGTCTTGCAATCTGTCTGCGACGCTGCAGATAATGTCTTATTGCCCTTTCTATGGAAGAACCAGCAGTACATCATTGCTCACGGCAACACGGGCACAGTCGGCACTCTCTACTTTGATCAAGACATTCGCGAAGTATTTTACGTTGGCCAATCAGTAGTGATCTCCGGTGCTGGCACAAAGTACAACGGCACCAAGACAATCACAGGCGTTGATGCTCGATCATTTAATATAACTACGACTCACACTAGCGACAACCCACGTCACACAGTCGAGCCTTTCGGTATTGCAGCCGCCGAGACTTACACGGATTACACAACGATTCCAGCGATTCAAGAAGCATCGCTCATGATCTCGATCGACATTTGGCAGTCTCGCCAAGCTCCATCAAGCGGTGGAGTAACGATCGATGGCTATCAACCTTCACCTTACAGAATGGGCAACACACTCCTAGCACGCGTTCGTGGATTGCTTGCGCCTTATCTTGATCCGAGATCGATGGTGGGCTAATGGCCGCCATATCAACACTCCGCGCAGGATTAGCAACAGCTTTAATTGACAACAGTAAATGGTCAGTCTTCAGTTTCCCACCTGCAACCCCTATTGCTAACAGCGTGATCGTGGCACCTGCCGATCCTTACATTACGCCTACAAATAACTCGCGCAACACAATCGCCCCAATGGCGAACTTTACTATTTCCGTCATGGTTCCATTGTTGGATAACGAAGGCAACCTAAACGGGATGGAAGATAACATCGTGCGAGTGTTTAATTTACTTGCCGCGTCTTCATACACCTACAATGTCACAGAAGTGTCGGCGCCAGCCGTACTAAGTGCCGTTTCAGGTGACTTACTTACATGTAACATCAACGTGTCAATCTTGACAGAATGGACATAACCATGACCGACTTGGAACAATGGGAAAAAGAAAATGAAGCATTCCTGATCAAAATCGGTCAGGTAAAACCAGCGGCTGCAAAGCCACTTACTAAGAAAGACGAGGAATAAGCCGTGTCAGTATATCTAAGCAACGGAGTAGTTCTTACTGTTAATGCGGTGGATCTCTCTACTCTAGTTACAAGCGTTACCCTAAACCGATCATTCGATGAGCTTGAAGTGACTGCAATGGGCGACAGCGGACATAAGTTCGTTAAAGGCCTTGAGGCATCTTCAATCACAATCGACTTTCTCAATGATGAAGCAACATCTAAGACACTACAGACATTGAACTCATCTTCTGTATGGGGTAACAACGTCACAGTTACACTCAAGCAGACTTCTGCTGCTACATCACCTACAAATCCACTTTACACAATGACTTGCTTGGTCAACAACACTACACCTGTAAATGGTGCAGTTGGCGATCTATCAACTCAGTCAGTAACCTGGAACGTTTCTGGTACAGTCGTAGTCACAACCGCATAATCTAACTAAACAAAGGGGCACAACATGGCAAAGTTAATAGTCACAATGGCAGACAACAGCGTCACCGAGATTGAGATCACACCTCGATTGGAGTATGCGTTTGAGCTATATGCTAAAAAGGGATTTCACAAAGCGTTTCGCGATGATGAAAAGCAATCAGATGTCTATTGGCTTGCATGGGAAGGCCTTCGACTAAGTGGAGTCACAGTCAAGCCATTCGGTACAGACTTTCTCGAAACTCTTAAGAGTGTTGAGGTTGCAGAGTCTGACCCTTTGGCCTAGGCAGGGATAGCATCCACTATCTCATCGCTCGATTGAGCATTGAGACGGCTATCCCTCCACAATCTTTAATTGATTTAGATTCGTCAATGCTTCAAATGTTATTGAAGGCGTTGAAAGACCGAGCGAAGGAGCAGAGCGATGCCTACAGAGCTAAAAGGCGCTAACGCGCTTCGCAAGGCTCTAAAGCAATTTTCGCCTGATCTAGATAAAGAAACTCGCGACGAGATGGTTGGATTCCTAAAGCCATTGGTCAAGAAGGCTCGTGGCTTTATGCCATCCAACTCATTATTACCTTCGGGCTGGGTGGGCACTAGCGAGCCGGGTCGATTCCCTAAATATGACGCCAGCATCGCCCGTCGAGGTGTTGGATATAAATTGACACCTACTAAACCCAATCGTCAGGGTTGGATTCAAACAGTTTCGATCCACAATAAGACCGCTGGCGGAGTCATTTATGAGTGGGCTGGACGCAAGTCTAGTAGCAAGTTCGTGTCTAATCTGCCCGGCACAATGACAGGCTCAGGCAAAATGCAAGGCCGTGCAATGTTTAAGGCCTACAAAGAAGATGAAGGCAAGGCCAAAGTCGGAGTCATCAAGGCGCTAGAAAAAGCCGCTGCAAAGTTTAACGCGAAAGGCAATATCTAAATGGCTGAATTACGCATTCCGATTATCGGTGAGTTCAAAGGTAAAAAGGCTTTCGATGACGCTACTAAGTCTACGGGCAAGCTAGACAAAAGTGTAAAGAAACTAGCTGGAGCATTTGCCGCCGCTTTTAGCGTTCAGAAAATTACACAATTTAGTAAAACTGCCGTCAAGGCATTTATGGAAGACGAAAAAGCAGCCAATCGATTAGCTAAGTCGGTGGAGAATCTTGGTTTAGCTTTTGCGACTCCGCACATTGAAAACTTTATTAGTCAGATGGCAAGCGCCTCAGGCGTTACAGATGATCAACTTCGACCAGCAATGCAAAGACTATTGCAGACAACTGGGTCACTTACCAAATCTACAGCTTTAATGACTCAAGCCCTAGACATCTCTCGTGGATCGGGCGTCGATTATGAGACTGTAGTCAATGACCTTACCATGGCCTACGTTGGTCAAACTCGTGGCCTTCGCAAATACTCTTTAGGCCTGTCTCAGGCTGAACTTAAAGCAATGAGTTTTACAGATGTACAAAAGAAACTGACGACTCAATTTTCTGGAGCCAATGCGGCATATCTTGAAACATATGCAGGAAAGATGGGCATTCTTGCCAACGCTGCAAGCGAATCAACTGAGATCATTGGCAAAGGTTTAGTCGATTCTTTAACCATGCTAGCTGGAGAAGGTAACACAGTTCAGCCATTAGCAGATTCTATGCAAGATTTAGCGCAAGGCACTTCCGATGTCATTGTGGGCTTGGCAGATATAGCCTCAGGTTTTAAGAATCTAGGTGGGCTTGGAAACCTTAAAGGACCTAGAGGTGGCAAGTTAAGCGAAGCCTTGACTCCAAATTTGGATATGATTCCTTTGCTTGGGCCGATCCTTAATACACTTAGACGAAGAGGTCAAGCCATAAATAAGGGTGGAATGGGTGGCTATCCTAGCTCTGCTCTTGGCCCCGGCTACATTGATCCTAGCGCTGCTAAACAAAAAAAGGCTGACGCAGATGAAGTAAAGCGATCCAAGACTTTAGCATCATTGCAAAAGAAAACACTTGACACACAGAAGAAACAGAACGCTCTGACTAAGGCGTCAAAGGTTCTAGACCTAGATCGCATTAGCGTCACGGCTGCGCTTCGTGGACAGATCAGCGAAACCGATCGCTTATCTTTACAGTTACAGCTTGCCTTGCTTGATAAGAATGAGTCACAGGCACTCAAGTTATCTGCAGAAT